ATGAGCGAAGCAGAAAGTTCGACAATTGACGATATTGATCGTAAGATCGATATTGTCGCGCAGCATGACGAAGTGGAAGATGATGGCAAGCGTTACTGTGTCTGTGCCAATTGCCTGACTGTTCACTACTGGACGCAGGAGGAATACAAGAATAACATCAACTGTGGTTGCGGGTGCGCGGTATGGTCACATGATCGCGATCTGAACGAAGCACGGAAGATGGCGATGTGGTCTAAACGTGTATGTGGGTTCTAGTCCCACAATCATCTATAACAATCACATTACAATTCTAAGACATTTTGTATCTCTTTTCGATGTATCTATCGTCTGGTATAGGTGCTACGCTTAGAACGAAGATATACTCAAAGGAATGGGCTTAGATTGAAATGGAAATGGTTATATTCAATGGATTGTAAGAAATGAATATGGACGAAGCAGAGAAGATTAAAGCAAGAAAAGAATACATGAAAGCATATTACAAGGCAAACAAAGAACGGTTGGTTGAATATCAACGTGAATACCGACGGACACACATAGAACAAACTAGAAATTACTCCGAAGCACACAGAGAAAAATATACTCAAATGCTCCGGGAGTGGAGAGCAAACAACCCCGAACGTCACAAATTACAGCGCAAAAAATACATCGAAACCCACCGAGAACAGATCAATGCATATCAACGCGAATACACACGAAAGCGACGCGCCGAAGATCCGGAATTTAGAGCCCGTGAATATAACAACGTCAGGCGGTGGCAATCTGAAAACCGCGATCGTGTGAACAACACCCACCGCGAATGGGCGTCCGAAACGCGCGACCAGCGTCTCGACAACACGCTTGAGCGATATCTTGCGTCGTTGTGCGAGAGATTCCCCGAAGACGAGGAAGTCGAAAGCGTTGGTATTAAGTAATGAAGAAACCTACTATTTTGATAACTCTCGGGAAGGGGGGTTTGGGGGGATGGGCGTCTGGTACGTACTACTTTGCCTTCGGCAACGATGAAGATAAGTACGATCTAACCGTCTTACATCCCGCCGTTGGCGGGATTGATATGCGCGCATAGCGCGCTATATATTATATGGATCTAAAAGAGAGAAAGTTAGAACAGTGCCTTGATGCTCAGTCCGAGAATCCAGTAGTGGATCACCTTTCCTCCACCAACCCAGTATCCCACTTCTACAGAGGCACCGACGATCTGTCCGACAGGTAGACTCTGCTTGTTCAGGAAGATGTCGAGTGCGTTATACGCATAGTTACGAACTGTCCTGAGCGACGTCGCCACATCGGGCATCTCGTAATACCCAACGATGTTCACGGGGAACGAGTGCTCGGCGTAGTTCACCTTATCACCCATCGTCATATTGATGACGTCCTTCCCCTCGACAAGAGGAACGACATAGACGATGGGTAACGCTCCCTCGTTCGCGGGAATTGCCGGATGTTCGTCTCGTTCGTAGACGCCAGAAGGTGTTCCGATGGTCGTTGCCGAAGACAGCGATGTGATGATGCTGTCTACAACTGCGTTAAACGTACTCGAAGCACTCCCCGCCATTCCTCTCTCCCGCTCATCACATCGAGCGCGTGCAGACTCCCGTGCTGCATTGCATGTTCAATCACGTCCCGCCGGAACGAATACGGCATCGGGACAGTTCTCGAAATGTTCTCTGGATCGATGGGACGCACCTTCCAGGCGTAGACAATCTGTCCCGTGTCTCGCCTTCTGAACCGGAACGGGCGATCTCCTTTCGGGTGGATGTAGCCATCTGCATCGTTCGCATGGTTCCCGTGCAGGAGATACTTCGCGTAGGACGCAGAGTTCACCACCTTCGCACGGAGCGAACCGTTCTCCTCCACCCGCCACTTCTCCTTCATACTCGGATTGTTCGGTGTCAGTCTCCCCGAGTCCTCAGGCGTCTGATCCATCGCGGCGGCGCGAACGGAGAGGGCAATCCCCTCCACCGCCTGTCTCCTGATCTCCGCTATCTCTTCGGGAGTCGTCTCCTTCGGATCGATTGCGATATGGATCTGCAGTTTCATGGCGTCGATACGATCTGAACGATTACGAACAGTCCCGCGATAAGACTCCCAACCATCGTGAGGAGCGCCCCGAGCAACCACCACTGGAAGGTGTCCAACTTCTCTTCCATCTTCTCAATGCGTTTATCGAACGCCTCGCTCTGCGCGCAAATCTCCGCGTCGATGTACTTGTATATCTCCGACACCTTGTCATCGACGTATCTTCGGATGTCCTTCTCGCGCGCATAGCAGTCCTCTGTCGTTACGGTTGACGTCATCGCAGGTGGTCCCCTCCGAAGTCCCACCGGCGGTATTTGCACAAGTCCCGTGCAATGTCTTCGGTCATAATCGCCCGCTCTTCCGCAAGCGAGAACATCGGAGCATAGTCCTTCGTCCCCATTGCGCGTATCGTCTGCGACTCTCCAATCTTCTTCTTGTAGAGCAAAAAGTTCGTCGATAGTCGAAGTCCGATCGTCTTGAGTTCATCCAGTTCTTTACTACCCGCAGGATACCCGCCGGTATATTCGATCTTTACATTCCGAATGCCCTTGCACGGCACGTTCTGATGGAACCGGATCTTTGTCATCTGCATATCGTTCCACCAGACGTAATCGCCGAACGTTGCCGGACTCTGTTCCCACCGCGTAGCGAACGACGGTGCCGCAGAACCGTAGTAGATGTTCTCCGATACCGTGGCGACCGCAGTCGCATACTCACGGAGATGATAGGTTCTGTCCGACTCCGTGTAGGTCATCGTGTCTTCAGACGCACCGCGCCCGTTATGATACTCGACAACCGCGTGACTCTCGAAGTCACTCACATTGCAGAACCGCTGCATTGCCTGGAGCGCCGAGTTGACGACAACCGTTCCAAACGCCGCCCACTGGGCAGTGTTCATTATCGCGCCAGTGTCTTTAAAATCGGAACTGGAGAACCCGGTGAACTGCTGAACCTCAGTCCACGAAAATAAAACCACGGGGGATCATCCCCCTCAGAATGGCGTGGCGAACTGCTTCCACGCATTCGTCGCCGTCTGGACGTAGAGCGATGCCGTCTGAGTGTCGATGTAGATCGACCCAAGCGCGCCATACGTGGACGGTGCGACCGTTCCCGTCATCAGGCAGGGTGCAGACGTCGTAACGCCGCCGACATACACCTTGTTCCCGGCGAAGAGTTGCCCGCCGACGACTTTCACATCGCCCGCAGTCACCGTCTGACCTCCGGCGGTAATCGTTTGCCCGCCAGCGGTGATGGTCTGTCCGCCCGCCGTGATCGTCTGACCACCGGATGTGATCGTGATCCCGTTATCAATGGTCGCGTCCAGTCCCACGAACCGAATCGTGGACAGGTCCGCATCGAACTTCAGATACTTGTAGAGATTCTGTGAAGATCCCATGACCAATCGCCCCTAAAAAGATTAAAAGAAGGTCGCCTTGTGCAGTTCGGGGAGAGCGAAGTACCCGACAAGCGCCGTACCCGTCGCCGCCCCCGTTGACACAAGTGAGTTCAGGCAGAACAGGAAGTCCTCGTCCGCCATTGCCGCCGCAGTCGTCCCGAGACAACCGCGCACAACCGCCAGCGTCCCCGTGGTCGTGGTGGAACCGCTGTCCGTCTTGACGAAGATCACCTCGCCCGTCCGCCCGTTGCGAGCGTAATACGAACCCGTGGTCCTCTCTGAGGCAGTGCCCCCGTCGTAGACGATGGACGTGTCGTCCGTGTCGTAGGTCGTCGTCGCCTTCATCTCGGCGAAACGATACTCGCCCGTCGTCGCCGTCAGCGTCGTGTTGTTCTGGATGTTGAAGAAGAAGGGAATGACCCCCGCTTCCGAGAACTTGATGCAGTCGTTTGCCGCTGCAACCGCGCCGGATGCAATGTTGAACGGATATCCAACAATCTCCGACTGCTTCGTCATGGTAACTACTGTCATTTCAGATCACCTCAGGACGCACTCGGGTTGGTGTTCGTAATGCCGAAGACGCCGCCGTGGAGCGAACTGGTGCCGTTGATGTCCGACTTATCGATCAGCGTCTCCGCCGCCGTAATGACGAACTTGTCCGACGTGTTGATGTTCGCCAGTTCCTCGTAGGTGTCCTGCCAGAGAACACGCCGTGCCATCAGGCGAGTGTCCATCAGGAAGATCGAACCCACGTTACCCGCGCCCATGTTCAGCATCGGGTGCGCCACCAGCGGAAGACCACCCTCGCCGGGGAAGACCAGATCGATCTTCGACAGACCGGGGATAAGCGTCTTGACGGGTTCTCCCGTGTAGCGCATGTATTCAACCATACCGCGACGAATCACACCGAACGTGTTGTAGTCGCACATGGCGAGGTTCGGGCGCATGTTGTACTTGACCATCAGGCGGTAGGAGTAGTCCAGCTGCTGCATGATGTCGTCGTACGTGGTAATGCCGCCACTACCCGCGATATACGTCTTCGTCGGGGATGCCGATGCACCCGTGATCAGTTCGTAGACGCCCTTGTATTCGAGAGCACCCGCCGACTGATAGGCAAAGTCCGTGTCGTTGATCGTGCGAGTGACGCCGAGCATCGACCGCTCGCGGAGCGCGCGCATCGCGTCCTGTGCCATGTCCACGCGGATCGCCTTGATATCACGCGCCGGAACCTGGGCGAGTCCCGCCATCTTCGCCGCCTTGGTCAGACGCCCGACAGTCGCCATGAACTTGATCGACTCGTTCCGGGTGTAGGACACCATGTCGGTCTCGGTGAACGAGGGATCTTCTGACACGAACGACGCATCGGTGAAGTCGTACGGACCAATGACGTCCCATACCGCCATCTTGCCCTTGCACGCCTCGACAGGGATGAGTGCCTGGAACGGGTAGGGTTTCTTGTAGAGATACGTGACGTTCTCGTCGGCGATAGCGTGCATCAGCGCGCCCATCGTGGACGAGTTTGCCTGGATGTTCCCGCTGTTCGAAGTCGTCGTCTCTGCCTTCGAGACGAGCGAGTCGAGATAGTCGGTCGTCATCCGGTGCAGTGCCTCGGAGTTCGCCTTCTGGATCTCCTCGCACTCCCGCTTGTCCGCGAACTCGTTCCCGAAGATCGCCTTCTGGACCATCTCATCGATACCGGGGACTAACCACGGCACCATGACGGTGTGTCCCGACTCGCTAAACCGCTTCTGCGCGGACTTCTGGATCTCCGAGATCCGCACCGGCGAACCGTCTGCGATGCCGGGGTAATACGCCTCGCCAATAATGTTGGCGGACTCCATATATGCCGTTCCGGGTCGAACAAACCCGGCGGATGCTACATTGTATGCCATTTAATCACCTAACGCCCGTGCGTTCTGAATCATGGGGTTGATCGCCGCCCGATCCTCGGGGGTCATCTGCGCCGGAATGATAACGACATTCCCGCCCTTCTGGATCGTCTGGTTCTCCATCTCGACAATGCGGGATTCGAGCGCGGCAAAGCGTTCGTCGCTCGCCTTCTTGAACTCGTCAAATGCCTTCTGAATGACATCTGCTTTCACGATCTCCTCGCTCATGTCGATCTCGACTGGGGTTGCCTTCGCGCAACCGCACTTCGTCTCCTCCTCGCCATCGTCAGATTCAGAACTTTCGTCCATCTCAGGTTCCTCCGCCTTCTCTGCATCTCCCATCGACTCGTGAACCTGCTTATCGCTGTTCACAAGACTCTGGAGCGTCTGTTCGACGCCGCCGAGGCGTTCAAGGATGGACGACATATTCGTCTCTGCCTTCAGCAGTTCGGGTTCCTGAGGCGTCTCCTCTGCTTTCTCTTCAACTTCCTGTGTCTCTTCATCAGTCACGGTATCACCTCGGAGTGCTTTGATCACTTCGAGAAACGTCATCTGGTTGATCGCATTGTCTCCAACAGCAGAGATGGACCACAGGGCAATCGCCTTGGTCACGCATGGCGACATGCGGTTCTCGGGAGGAATGCGACACTGGTCGTTGCCCTTCAGACGACGACCGTAGATGGAGTATTTGTTGAGAGATCCGTTCTGGATCTCCTCCCAGACATCATCGGTGTCCGGTGTGTCGTAGATAGATCCCTCTATCCACAACCCCTTGTCCTTTATCTCTGCTTTTGTAATGGTTCCAATGGGGCGTTCCGTATGCTGATAATGGATAATCGGATGCTCCATGAAGTTCGGGAGCGCCTTGATGATCGCGTCGATCTCGATAATTTCGTTTTCGAGATCCGCCTGTTCAAAATGGGCGAGTCCGCCGATACGACGATCTGATAAAATAGAGAAATCAATCGAGAACGAAAGTTCTCGACTCTTCCTGATGCACGGCGACTGGTGGTCGCGGTGCTTCTCCGGCATGATACCACTCGTTAGGTTCAAAATGACTCTCCCATGTCAACGGATAGTATGCATCCGGGTTCGCGTAGCACGCAGCGTACCACATGAACCAACCCATGCGACTTCTCCACCACGGAACCTGTTTGAATAATACAATACATATCTTCAGGAAATTTATAAATGCCTTGTTATATTTCTGGTCGTCAGGATCTTCAGAAACGGGGAAATAATTGGAACGGGCAACGTCGTACGCCTTCCACACGACCATCAGGTTCGGATCTCGCATCTCCTTTTTGAGTGCTTCTGGATCACCGTGGCACTCGTCAAGGCGTGTGATGAGATCGCCTTCGATGGTTGCATTCGCAAAAATGTCGAGGAACGACATCGGATCGATGAGATCCTGATGCTTTTCGTAATTACTCATTCGTCGCTCCGTGTTTGTGATGGATCGCGCTTCGAGAGTCGAGTTCTTTCCACAGTGTATCGGTTGGTGCGTGCGTAAGAAGATCCGACCACGTAATCATGGTATCACCTCCATCAAAGTTGCCGTCGTATACTGCGTCAGCGGTTATACCATCTACATCGGAATAGATTGCAACACCAGCACCACGACAATATCTTGGAGATTCTGCGATGCGCGTTGGTATTTCAGACATTAACTATCCCTCCCATGAACAAGATAATTTAGATTTCCTCTTCCGGCAGGGTACCACGTAGTCGGTGTGTATGCAGGCACAAGTGTCCACTCCGCCTTGTGTTCAATGAGATAATCTACCAGGAAGTTGATCGACTTCTCGTAGAACTCGTTCGTCTTGTACTTCTTGATGAAATAGTCGAAGAACCAGAGCATCCAGTTGATCGTCCTCTTCCGCTTGTCGTTCTCCTTGAACCAACCGCGCGTCTTTTCCAGGAGTTTAACGCGATCCAGTTTCCCCTTCCCAACCCACGCCGCCTCATTGAAGATCAGAACCGAGATGACGCCACCCATTCTTTCGAAGTATGCACTGTCCTGACGATAGATCCCAAGTCCCGAGTTCCATACCTTGTCGATCACCTTCGATTCGACATCGGGAATAACGATCTTCTCATCTTCGATCCACTGGAAGTATGCGTCCTTTGCCTTCAGCAAGAACTCGAAGTTCGGCGGGTGCCCCTCGCCATCATCGTTCAACCAGTCTCGCTTGAACTTCAGAGCGATAAGCGATTCCAGATCCGGTTTCGCCATGTCGATGAGACGTCGCCAGACGTTTTTGTTCTCAATGTGGAACGTCCAGGCGTCACCGTTACCCTCGTACCACCGATTAGAGATTTTCACGCAGTAATATAGAACTCGAAAGATATTAAAAATAGTGTTGTGCGAGACTACTTGAAGTTCTGAATGAGTTGCTGTGTCGCCTTATACGAGTCCTGGAACTTCGCGTAGATCACCTTGAACTCTTCCTCTGTTATCTTGTCGTCGGCGATCGCCGTGTTCACGCACTGAAGCAGTTCGTTGTCCTGGTTGAACATCGCAACGAAGAGTCCGAACCCCGTCTTAATGCGTTCGTAAGCAACCGCCGCCCACACACCTCCGACAACGGAGACGATACCGAGGACTGCGATGATCTGGTTGATATCGATATCCATGTATAGTAATCTTTACTCTAAAATAAAAATATACTCAGACTTTGTTACAGCACGCGCGTAACAGATCCGAGTGTCGTACCGACTTACAGAGCGCGCGGTTGGTTGTGGATGGTTTCACGGTGCCCGCTATAGGTTCCGATGCAACATACTTACGAACGACGATCCAGTAGATCACCGACGTCGCCCCTCCGGTTCCCGCAGATTTCAGGGCCATCGCGTATACCGACAGTGCACCAGTTGGAAGGTTGGTCGTGTTCTGAAACGCAGAACCATCGCGCCGATAGATTACCGATGTGGAACCGTTCCTGATAACGTCGTATATGTGAATGCTGGTGTCGTATCCGTGGTTCGCCGTGCTCAGCGTGCCTCCAGTCTGTGCCGTATAGAGTTTGTCGAAATACCCCGTTCCGGTATTGTCCGAGTACACGTCGGAAATCGCCGCAGCAGCGCCCGCAGCGAACCCGATCTGAACATAAGAGGCGGTTCCGATCGTCGCGCTCTTCCGCATACGAATCGCGTGGTTCTGTCCAAACGTCGAAGAACCGGTCAGTGTCCGTTCTGTCCCGGTTGAATCTGCCATCGTGAGTACCCCACCGGAAACGGTTGAACCGCCCCCAACTCCCGTCCACTTCGCCGCGTTGATTGTCGTTCCGTCGAAATCGTCACCGAACTCGAACGTGCGGTCGATGTTGCCTCTCCCGCTGGTAAACGCGACAATTCTCCGGGGACAGGTGGTTGAAAGACGGGGAACCCGCACCCACGTCTCCGTCTCCGTAAGAGGATCGGACCAGCACGGGGAGCGCACCACCCCCGCCGGGCGAGGCGTGTTTCGCTGTCCCATGTTCACCTGATACTCCGACACCGCCGTTCCTGTCGGTTGCACTTTCACCGATGACGCGCGTCCGCTGCGCTTTGCCTTGACAAGCGTGGAGTAACTACATCGCATCTACTTCTCCACCGTCTTCTCCTCGAACGGGGGAGTGAACTGGAACACCGCCTTCTCGGTTGTCTTCAGGGACGCGATCTCCGCCTGTTTCTCCTCCTTCGCTGTCTCGTGCGCGCGGTGTGCATTCCCCCACCGCATCTCGTTCCGAGCGACAATCTGTTCGTTCGACTCCATCAGGGTAATGCGCTGCTGCTGTGGCGCGGCGGTGCGTTCGATATACTCTTCGCGCGACATCGGGTTGTCCGTGCCCGCGCGCGCCTGCTTCTCCTCGTAGATCGCCAGGAGAGTGGCGGTTACCTCCTCGATATCCGCGTCCAGCGTCTCCTCGATGTCTTCCGGGGGGACCACTTCGAGCGCGTCGAGTGCCTCAAGCACCTCTGCCTTCTGCATCTGGAGATCGATCCATTCGTTCCGCTGTTCCTGGGTAAATTTGTTCGTCATGCGTGTTCACCTCTGTGAACCGCGACATTTACTTCGTAAAAAGTCATACCAATCACGCAAACTTGTCGATAAGGAAGTCCATAAACATCGTTACATTCGCCGTTCTCTTCTCGTCCGTGTGGATCTTCATGTAGAGCGTTGTCCCCGAGTCGAGATAGAAACTCCACGGAACGTCGAACTGGATCACCCGGTAGACATCCTTCGACGTGTCGTGGGCGAGGAGCGACTTCTGAACCGCGATGGAATCATCAAACCCTGCTGCGGCAACATCCCCGTAACAGTCCTGCACGTAGGCGAACTCCGACGATGCCGTGTCCGAGATGTAGATCAGATCCCCGAACCCGAAGTCCGAGACAGCGGTTGGGCGTGTCCCGAGTGTTATCACCGACGCACCAGCGGTGATCGCAGCGTCCGTCGTGCCCTTCCAGGTGAAGATCGAGTCGAGCGTGAACTGACACTCGTTCATCGCGTAGTTCGCATTCGGGAAGAAGTGGACTCTGAACCCGTCGTTGCACTTGATCCCCTGCACGTTGTCGTCGTGATAGGCGGGGTTCGTGCCCGCAATGCCTCTCGTCACCGTTGCAACGGTGGTAGACGTTGCAGAAACATACATCCGTTCGTTGTCGAACTGCCAGATATCTCCTACCTGTAGCGTTCCTACGAGGTTGTCATAGGTGAACGCGAGCGTGGCGTTGTCCATCCCGCCCCCCATGTTGAGGAGGCACGTTCCCGCCGTCTGTTGCCCCGCAACGAAGTCCGAACGAATGCGGATGCGCGCCATCTGTCCGCGCGTTGCCCCCAGGTTCACCGTCGCCGTCGTCCCCGTGATCGTTGCCGAACCCAGAAGCGAGAACGATGTCGACACCTCGGTAAGGCGATCGACACCTCCACCCCCGGTGACCGTCTCGTTGATCCAGGCAGAACCGTTGTACCGGAGATACTGATCGTCAACCGGATCGGTAATGGATATCCCGGTGAGATCGGCGAACACCGTCGTCCCCGGTGCACCATCGGCACCTGTCGCTCCAGTGAGTCCGGTTTCTCCCTGAGGACCAGTCGCACCCGTCAATCCCTGGATACCCTGTGCCCCGGTTGCTCCCGTAAGACCCTGTGGTCCGATGAGTGAAACCCCGGCGGGCCATGTCGTTGCCTTTGGACCGAACAGAATTGTCGTCGTCGTGTTCAGGTAGAAGTCACCATCGGTGCCCTCGGTCGTCGGATCTCCAGATCCAGACAGGACAGTCTTCCCATCGGCACCGTCCGCGCCCGCAGAACCCGTCGCGCCCGTCAGGCCCTGTGGGCCTTCTGGACCCGTGGCACCAGTCAACCCGATCGGTCCCTGTTCGCCCGTAGCGCCAGTCAAACCCTGGGGTCCGGTTTCTCCGGTTGCACCTGTCAGTCCCGTCTCTCCCTGTGGTCCCGTTGGTCCCTGAAGGAGCGTTACCGTCTCGTTGACCCAGTAAGATCCGTTGAACCGGAGGAACTGATCGTCTTCGGGCGTGGTGATCGTGACGTCCGTCAGTTCGTCAAGGGTTGATGCTCCCGAACCACCTGTGTTGACCGCGTTGATCCAGACAGATCCGTTATACTTCAGGATCTCGTTCTCTGCTGGGTTTGTCAGAGTGATGCCGGTGAGGTCAGCGAAGACGGTTGTTCCCGGTTGACCATCTGCTCCCGCCGGTCCAGTAGCACCAGTCAACCCTTGGGGACCGGTTTCTCCTGTTGCTCCGGTTAGACCCTGAATGCCCTGTGGACCTTGAGCACCTGTAGCGCCCGTCAGTCCGGTCGGTCCCTGCGCGCCAGTAGCACCCGTCGCTCCGGTAGCACCAGTTGCGCCTTGTGGTCCCGTTGGTCCTGATAGAGTAAGATCCACCCACCCGTCGGTGTAGAGTTTCAGTTTCCCCGTGCTCTCGTCGTACCAGCAGTCGGACGATGCGGCACTGGTTGGTTCCGTCGAAGAGACGACAATCTTCTTCTGTCTCCCCTTGACGTATACCACCATCGCGTTCCAGTCGGCAGATGCGACCGGACTGACGTGGGCGACCTTTGTATCATCCCACGCCATTACAATCCCTCATATCGCGCATAAATCGTCCACAGTGCGACTCCTATCGGCCACAGATCATTATCTACCATCGTCACGACAGGTTGCACTCGATACGTCCCCACCTCATTGAGATCCCCCGCCTGTGTCGTGTAGTTAATCGTGCAGTTGCTTGCACTCGCAGGATCGATGGATGTCGGCGTCCAGGTATCTATCACACCGCTCGGTTTCTCCACCATGATAGACACTGATGCAACGTCTGTCACCAGATCGGCATGGGATATGATCTCCACCTCCGCGCCCACCGTATCGACATAAATCTTAGGATTTGTCATAAACACTCCAGTGTTGTTGTCTGTCCAATGGGCGACACCACCGATAGCGACGTTGTAACACCTAATGGCGACACGATCAGATCGAGCACGACGACGGCGAACTGTCTGAATGCGTCCCCGTCGAAGAGACAGTCGTCAAACAGGACGTCATCGAACAGTGTCGTTGCCATGCTCGCCTACTTGATAACCAGATAGAACGTCCGTGCCGCTGCCTCGGTTGCCGGACTGGTCGGGGTTCCCGTCTGGATCTTGAGATATCTCCACACCGACAGCGCACCCCCCTCCGTTGCAAAACCGATTGCACGGGAAGCGTTTGTCGCAACTCCAGTCGAGATCACCGTCCCCTTATCGTAACAGAGTGCAAACGTCCCACCGCTTGTTACGGAACCGAGGAACGAGATCGTTGCATTCGTCAGAGCAGTCGGTGTATAGACACCCACCACCTGTGCTCCCTGAATATCGACTTCGGTAGATGTCGCACTCCCCAGTGCGATTGTCACAGTCCTTACTTTTGGAAATGCTACTACAGTGCTAGTCATTGCTCAACTCCATACTCACTGTCTGTCCTCGTCAGTCCGTTATCTTCCATGAACTTCGGGAGGATCTTGTTCCACGTCGCATACCGCTGCATCTGCGTGCGATTGTGCGCCGTCTTCTTCATCAGTATCCGTTTCAGTGCATACCCGAGATCGATACTGTCGTGATTCCGCTTCGTCCATATCGACGGACTCGCCGGAACGATGTTGATTTCGACCCCTTCCTTCCTCAGTGTGATCATCTTCGCGCCCTTCTGAATCCCCGCCGACGTCTCTTCCTGGTCCCCGAACTTGATCTTGTAGTGCTGGTTCGGCATCGACTCGCCCCGCGATGTCGCGCCGCTGGAGGCATACTTCTTGTTCGTCCCGCTCTTGTGCGAGGTTGCCGAGTCCTTGTCGCCGCCACCGCCTGTCATGGTTGGGGTGGGAACCGTGAACTCGACGTCGAGTGTCGAGATGTCGTCCACCAGTCCCGAGAACTTCATCGCGTTCTTCGGATCCATACCGGCGGTGTAGAGGACGGAGAAGGTATTCGCCTTCTGCGACTGGATCTCGACCTTCTTCAGTTCGTCGTCGTTGTCGACATCACGAACGAACTTGAACTTCCAGTCCTTCTTGTATCCGTCCATGTACGGGAGGACATCCCGGTTGAACATCTCCTCGTAGTATCTGAGAAGAGGATAGAGCATCGAAGACTTCGTGCCCGTTGCAGAGACGTATGCCGTCGCGCGGTTCTCGTCCGAGTCCATGAAGTCTCTTGGTTTGAACCCGAACATCGCCCAGACAATACCCGCAACGAACTTCTGACCCTCCAACCACTCCATGTCGTGGAGAGTGTGCGAGAGGGTTTCGATCTTCTCGTCACCCACCGTGTGAAGCATTGAACCAAACTTGTAGGAACCCTGGTTGTTCTGCTTCACCTCTTCGATGCGCTGGATGAGCGAGTTCATGTCCATCACATGGGGATGGTTCCAGACGATAGACGGAACAACACCGTTCGAGAACGTCTTCCCCGCCGCGCGCGTGGAGTCGATGAGGTACTGGATCTGATACTTCATCCGGTTGATGAAGTCCGTCCCATACACGTTATCGGAACGGCGATACATTCTGAGGTAAGCAATCTCCTCAGGTTCGAACGAGATGTAGACACCGGGACGAGAGCGTTGCCAGTATCGCTGCGTGTACCCATGTGACCACAACCCGATCATCTTGTTATCGGTGAAGACGTCCTTCGGTCCCAGATCGGTTGCGAACGGAACTCTATCAATCTCCGCCCAGAACTCGGTTCCCGGATATGCTTTGAGTTCCTGAAGAGTCTTCTTCCGGTTGAACGTCTTGACGATGGTTCCCGCGTCATATCTGAGCAAATCCGAACATGATGCTTTGAGAACGTCCGCAAGCGTGTCCTGGGGGTTCGGATATCTCAGAAATTCCATCGCGTCTTCGACAGGTTCATTCCGCTTGTCTACCACCTCTGTTTCGAGTGTCGATACCGTATCAAGAATCCGCTTCTCCGCAACCGCCACATACGCATTCGAGAAAAGAGTATCGTTCGCCTGTTTGTCAAAGTCCGAACGATAGACGCCCAACGTATTGTAATAGTTGGACATGTCGTGGATCGCGCGTCGGACAGCATCGGGATCTTCCCACGGGTGCACCTCCTTGACAGGCGCTTCTCCCCAGACGTATGACGAATCGCCGGTTTGGGGAAAGGCAAACGCCTTCATCATGATCGTGGCAAGTTGATCCGATGACAGGTTGTTGAACTCCTGCTCGTCACCACGTCCTCCAAACCTCCGACCAATACCCCGGCTCAGGGAGTTCCAAATCGACATGTGTGTAATACTTATTTAAATTGTAATATATTTATATGATTATACTTCATTGAGAGAAAAGCAAATAGAAACGCTTATTATCGTAGAAGTGGTAGTGTAATATGCCTCTGTTGTTTCGGTGTTGCTTCAACAGGGCGCGGTGTATTGTAGTCTGAATATTGGCATTTGCTGGTTGCGTGCTGAGAGGGGTTTTCTCATCTTCTTTCCCCCTCTCGTCTTTTATACCACGAACTCCTTGAAGATATACTCCCTGCTCTGTGTCCTCGATGCACTCGCTACGTTGATATCGCTCCCCTTCACGTCAACGATAACATATCCAATGTCCGGGGCGTCGGGAACCCCTCTCGTCCCGATGAAGGTGTCAATCCCCTTCCAACCGGGGGTGTTCACGGCAATGTGGTCGTTTGCATGGACTTCAGCAAAGTAGTGCCCGTGGTTGAATGCTAAGAATCGGTAGTCTCCAAAGGCAGGCGCGTTCAACATAGACGCGATAATGTGTCTATATAAAGAACCCGCCCGATTCCCCTGCTTTCGTGCTGCTCCCCCGTTGTGGTTGAAAAAGAAGCGATTTCCATCGATTACCAACGCGATGTAAGGGTTCCAATTGCCACCAACCATGTCAAGTGTCAACTGATCCAGGGAGGGGTTGGAACCCACATGGTAGGCGCTACCCTGGGTCCCGTAGAAGTTCTTGGGGGTGCAATGGATCATCTTCAGCATGTCCGCAGCACCCTTCACCTGTTCGTTCAGGTCGGTTGTCCAGCATCCCAGTCCATTCGACTTCGGATCTGGTCCTTCGCAGAGATCCCCATTGGCGATGACGACATCGACTTTTCCGACATCATCCACCATCTCTTCCCAGGCAGTCCAGAGTTCCTGTTGAAGAGGATTTGTCGCGTTTTTGCGGGGCGCGAAGTTCGAACCGTAATGGGTGTCGCCCACGATGATAATACGGGAACTCATCGGATGTTCCTCTCTAATGCTTTACAATACATCCGAGTTTTCCATTCGCCACGGTCATCATATAGATACGACGACCACGCCCTGCACAGTTCTTCAGCACAGAACCGATCCACAAAAGGACAGACTTTTTTAGATTCGACTTCAGGCATTACAATAGTTTCATACACAGAGGATATTATAGTTCCGATTTGTTCCTGAGGATTAAATCGAAATGTTTATTATATTATACGCTATTGCACATGTATGACAATTCACGCAGTGAATGTCGCGGAGTGAAACGGAGCATGACGAAAGAGATCAGTGATCCGTTCTGGATCATCTACATGAACCGTGGGGGTGACCTGCGAACTGTTCCCATCAACCGAGAGACGGCAACAAAAGAAGTTGTGTCCGATACATCACGTTTCGTCTCGCGCGAGATTACGAAACCCTAGAGGTTTCCACTTCGGTTGGGGGATGTCGTCAATGCGTTCAACGTCCTCCTCCCAGTCGACAAAGTTCTCTTCCTCTTCGTTCCAGTAGTCTTCTTCTTCAACTGGTTCAGGTTCGATCATACCGACACACTCCGTGTAACAGTGAACGCCGTAGGCGAGCAATGCAATGGACATAACGATATCATCATGCATCCCCGGTGGTGCGCCATACTTCACATTGCCTTCGGGTGTGAGCGTATAGGTGTAGGACTGGAACTCCTTCTTCAGTTCGTTGTCGTTCGGCAACCATATCTGCTTGTTCTCGATCATGATCGAGAGTGCATTGATCATGGTGGGTTTGGACGATGAACTGATCTTCACACCACGAACGTTGACACCCTGCTTCGCCAAGTCCTCGTATACAGGATCGCCCATACCAGTCGAATCGAGGAAGATGGTTGCATTGTTATACATCTTCGACACGCTCGTCACGCGCGACTTGATGTAGTCCCAGTCGAGTTTGTTGAACCGCTCCAGATAGACGATCTCCCGCGTTCTCCGCTTCATAATGGAGATAACGGTGAAATCCTCTCTTCGTCCTAGATCAGCGCCTCCTACGTAATCCATGTCGTCGTCAGGACCATCCAGACAGTCTCTCAGGACTTCCGTGAACGTTCTGAAGACAACACCGCCACCCTCAATGAACTGTGCCTGAATCTCCTGGTTGTAGACAATCTCCGGGAGGTTCATCGCCATCTCGTCAAGTTCCTTCGGGTCCAGGAACGGGTTGTCGTAGGATGAGTACTGATACGCCGCGTAATCGGCGTATTGTGGATCGTCGGAGAGTCCGTTCTGGAAGATCTCGTAGAACCAGTTCTTTCCCTTCGGTGTCGAAATGATGATTGCCGAACCCTTGTTGTCGGCCAGTGCAGGACGAAGAACCTCTTTCCACACCTCTTCTTTCAGCATCGCCGCTTCATCGAGGATGACGAGGAAAGGACCATACCCTCGCATGGAGTCAGGATTGTCACCGGACTTCGCGTAGATGCGCGTTCCCGAGACGAGTTCCACATACTTCTCAGCGACAGATCGAGACTTGATGTATTGCTCGGGAAGACGCTTCATGATCATGTTGTAGATGATCTGCGTCTGTGAGAATGTGGGTGAGACAAGGATGATCTCCCCGTTCTTCCGTCGCAACCCCTCGATGATCGCTACCTGTGAAGCGTATATCGACTTGCCGAAACGACGCCCACAGGAGATCACCTTGAACCGGCGGGCGTCGTTGTATATCTTCTGCTGGAGAGGGTGAAAGGATAACTCAAGCGCCACTCAGCACCTACACATTTTAGCAGGGTATCTTGGATGCCACGGGACAACGTAACAATACTCGCAGAAGAACCGACCATTACCAGTGTTGTGTTCCAAGTGACGCATGTAGAGGGGGCATTCTGCACACTCTTCGGGGATGTCGTCCCGCACATCAGCGGTGTCGTTCGCCGCCCGTTCCAGTATGCGGGTATATTCGTCCATATTATTCCTCCCGGTTGCGCCGTTCTTCCATGATTTCATCGATAATCGGAGAGTCCATCAGCGATTCCGGATCGGCACCGGGAAGAACGAGACACGGGGTATTCGGGGAGATGTCCTTCACCGTCAGGATCTTGATATCCATGTCCGGTGCCTTCCCCTCGGGTTTCTGTTTGTTCCCGTAATACGTCTTCGTCGCCTTCATGAGAATGTCGATATATTGTAAGAGCGCGCGCGGGTCACCTTCGAGATCGGTAATGCGTGCATATGTGTAGATCGCGCGCAGAACTTCGAACCGTAATCCCTCTTCTCCCATGAAGAACAGGTTGATCATCCTCATGCGTTCCGTTACGTCGAGGTTCTGTGCAACACATCGCTTTCCCCCTGCACTGAACTTCTTAAGAGGACACACTGAGAAGAACTCGCATGTATCATCACACCTGATTCTCAGGTCAATTGTCTCCTCGTAAATAGAGCGTATCTCCTCTGGATCTTTGTTATCGAAAATCTCCATAGAGTTATGTTATTCCCATAATTATATAATAAAATCGAAACATATGGGTTAAATAGTGGTTTAACCTACTACTATACATGGATAGGAGCAGGATAATCCACAAAAATTGTTACACTGATGTGTATCCGCCAGATGAGTGTTATCGGTGTGGAAAACCTATGGTTAAAGGAGAACCATACACTAGCGTTTGGGCGTATAACATGCTTGGAGAGTTTAAAGGAAACTGTCACAGAGAATGTGTGCCTCGTTTAAAGCGATATATCGTGCCGCTATTATCATTGTCGCAATACAGTTGGACGGATCATGAATCATATTAGTTTGGAGTTATGTTATGGTAAGTGACACCTACACACAGATTACCCTCAAGAGCGCGACATACCGCACTCTCGCGGATCTGAAGGAGAACGATGTCAGGTTTTCTGACTGTAAAACCATCAGCGCGGTTATTATGAAACTCATTGCTATGTACGGTGAAGACGCATGACTGTTCACTGCGTGAACGTCGATGTTCTCAGAGGAGAACGATCATGAATGAACGCGGAGAGATGGACTGGATCGATGCTGCATTGCTCTGGTTTATCGTTGCAATTCCAACGGCGTGTACAGTTGGTATCGCCTATATGCTGACTCACTGGTGATTGAAATGATCGAAGAGTGTATGTTTTGTGGTGGGAAAAATTGTGGAACTGACTATTCCCACATTAACACGACGTCGCTGTTCAAGGGCAATGCTCCGGTGTGGTATGTTTGGTGTCCTGACTGTGGTGCCAAAGGTGCCATTGCTCTGAGTAAATCAGACGCAATCCGGGTGTGGAACATTGTAAGCAACGCGGTGCCAAAGTTACATGACTGAAAAGAAACGTAAGCGCGCAGAGCGAGTTGACTGGGACGACTGGGAGGACGCCTTCATCATGCGTCACTTTCCTACGGGAAAGAAGACAATGGCGGAGATTGCTCGGTGTCTCCATCGCCCCTACAACAACACCAAATGTCACATCACATACCTGAGAAACACAGGGCGATTCGACGGTGTTGAGAAGGAAGACTCTGTATGGACAGAATCCGTTGAAACCAAGCGAGAGTTCATGCAGCATGTCATAGACAAATACGGACTCGGCAAGGGCGATGACAATTAGTGCATATATCGAGAAGCAGAAGTTACTTGATTGGTTGGTGGCGCGAGAGAAATTATACTTCGATCAACCAAACGTAATCTCAGCCTATACAGTTGGTGCAATTATTCGGGAACTTGAACGCGGAACGTTCGACTGGACAGGAGACGGTGACTGAAATGGAAACCGTCAGGGAGTGTCTGCGGTGCAAGAAGGAGATCAAGACAGTCGAACCGCATTATACGATCTGGTTCGATGATTGGGGGGCGTGGAGATCGGCGGGACAACGATTGTCGAAATTCTCCGTAAATCTGTCCGAATGGGTTGTCGATAAAGATTACGAGTGGGACGATATATATACTGAGATCGCGTGGTTTCAACACAACATTCCCAGGTGGTCACTTTGAAGAAGTGTTTAGACTGTTTCCTCGGGTATTTCCCTGACAAGAACGAAACCTGTCCCGACTGTGGTTCCAACAATCTCGAATCGCACTGCGAGAAGGACGTCCCGTGTCACTGTGCGAAGACGATCCATGAAACAATCGCGTTCTGTGACGTCTGTGGACATGTCATGTGTCCCGAGTGTGGGTGTCACGACGTTGAAGGAATCTCCAGGATAACCGGATATCTCAATGCTGTGGAGGGATTTAACAACGCGAAGAGACAGGAGTTGAAGGATCGAACCCGGTACGACGCAGTGACGGGAGAGATGATCAAGTGACGGAAGAGTTGACAGTTCCAAGCGACAAGCGGTGTAAATATCAATACGCATGTTACTTTTCGGAGAAACAGGGCGGATCGACTGTAATGTGTGGCGTGAAATATATCCCATGTTGCCTCTTTGAGAAGAGATGGACAAAGGTCGAGGAGATGTATCCTGATACACAATGTCCATATGGTGGGGTACCACAGCGATGACGGTTCTCGTAGACTGGCAGATCGTTAATGCCGTGGAGTCAGAGTGGATCGGTATCGATCCGTTCATCTCGTCAAACGTCCAACCGAACTCATACGACATCACACTCGGGAACGAGATATTGTTCGATGTTCAGGACGGTGTTCTCGACCCCGAATCTGACAACAGAGCGTATATGTCCGTTGCTGTGAACGGAGGATGTCTCAAACCCCATGCATTCGGTTTAGCGTCAACCAGAGAGACGATAAAACTCCCTGACGACGTTGTAGCGTGTATTGAGGGGAAGTCAAGTCTGGCGAGAGATGGACTCTCCATTCACTGCACTGGTGGTTGGATCGATGCCGGTTTCTCGGGACAGATCACCTTAGAGATATACAACCAGGGAACACGCCCTATCGTTCTTCGAGAGGGGATGTCTGTCGGACAGATTGTGTTCTTCCAGACAGAGCACTGCAAGAACCCCTATGGTGTCGAACGCGGATCGAAGTATCAATATCAGACAGGACCAACCCCGAGCAAGTATGGTGCGAGGTTTGCGTAAACATGGCGGGATTTCCTAAGAAAGAGACACGGAAGATTGACCATCCTGAGGTGCGTAATGCCGGAAAATACGGCATTCTCTGTTGTATTCCGTATGGACGTTCGAACAGTGAGTTCTCATTCGGACTCACCAAAGCGAAAGCGATTAAGGAGTATTACAAGTTCATCTGTAGGTTCATTGACGATCAGGAACAGGTGAAGATCAAGGATTTTGAAGGTGATCCGGCAATTGAAGCAATGGTAGAAGCGAGAAAGCAACAGATCCTTGAGCAGGAGAACGACAGCGCCGCGTATCTCCGACAGATACTCAAGGCACACGAATCGGATGATAACTACGAGAAATTCAGAGAAGGAGAGACATTATGAAGATTTACACATGTCCAAACTGCGACAGAGAGGGAACGATGCTGATTGAGAACGGAAACCGCGCCGTATGTCAGTCCTGTGGATGGCGGGGTTGGGAAGCCAACACCAAGATGGTTGAAACCCCCGACCCGGAACCCGTGAAACTGAAGAAGGGAGAGCGGGTTCACACCTGTTATGTCGATGACGACGGAAACACTGTTGTGAGTGACGAATGGTGAGTCGGAAACCGAAATATATGAGTGAATATACCCTGGAGGCACTCTCCTCCCACATTTCGTGTCCGATTTGTCATGCAACCGGAGTAAATCTAGAGCAGGTAACGCTCCAGAGACTCGAAAACGATAACATGGAGTATCGAAAAGTGCGTCATATTCGCGGAAGTTGTAAGAATTGCCTCGAAAATGGACGTGGAGACGTATCAATCGACGTATATCAGAGGTTTTAATGCTGTTTACAGACGCTATTGGCATGGTTGTCTTCGTTACAGTCATGATAATGGGATTTGTATGCGTCATTTTCCCGTTATTTGAGAAATATCTACAGCGAAAGGGGGTATAATATGGGTATATGGGAGTATATGACGGAAACGAACCGAGATAACACATTAAATGTCGACAAATGCCGGACAAATGTTCAAGATACGTATCCAGATCTTACCACGGATCGTGTTGGACATGTGATATTTGCAAATAACGTGTTGCACAAACGTTACCAACCGTCAGATGATCCGGGACATTATACTGAATTTGGGTATTATTACACGGACAATAGAAACAATAGGCGGATCATCGCGGTGAAGAGTGGTAACCCTAATTACAGACGGCGATCCGATATTCCCGACGACGACGTGTTATACGACGCCGAGGAATGTGAATGAGAATCGGAATCATGGGAACACACTGCGCGGGAAAGACAACTCTCGCAACAGAACTGGCGCACAGACTCGAACTCCCGCTCATATCGGAGATCGCCGCAACCATTCCAAAAGAGAAGAGAGCGTCGATTGGAACCCAACTCGACATCCTGTTCAACCAGGTGAAGTCCGAGATGCCGTATTCGGAGTTCGTGAGCGACAGAACGGTCTACGATAACTGGGCGTATTACTATTACTGGGCGTGTAAGAACGGTTCCACGCCCACTCTCAATATGAATGTCATGAACTTTGTCGATTCTTACGTGGCGAGGAAGCGATATACGCATCTGTTCTTCGTTGATGAATACTTCAACCTCGAAGACAACGGTGTGAGGGACACCGATCCTCTGCAACAGTCATTCGTGTATGACCTGCTCCGGGAGCGATGTCGCGATCTTGAGCAATGTGGAAAGAATGTCATACCGATAAAGGGATCAACCGAAGAGAGAATCGAACAGATCATGAGGTTTCTGGAATGAACGATGACGATTGGGTTACCTGTCCCCACCGATACGGAGAACGGGGGGCGTCCTGGTGTCGACTCTCCGGTGGTGCATGTCCGGTTGCATGGAAGATGGGACCATGTGTGAAGAAGGAGATGGTAGAATGACACCCGCGCTCGATAAGGAAAAGGTGATGGAGGCAATCGGGAACATCGACTTGAATCAGAAGATCTGTGGTCACGATCTCATGGCCGTGTACAACAGGATGCGCACAGGCGAGTTCGACCTCGCGCCAACCGTCGACCTGTCGACCGTCGACACCGCTGCCCTGGTCGATGCGCTGAAGGGGCGGGAGGGGGTCGACGCCATCGAGATCGATCACACCGACGATTACCATGTTATCCGGTCCGACGAATTCGACGATGAGATCGGTAGCCTTGAGCCGGTCTGGAGCGATCAGGGCCCGGTAACGCTGATTCGCATCGTCCAGAAGGAGGCGCGCTGATGACCACAATCTGTCATCCCGCAATCTTCACAGATAACGCGGCGGTTGCACGGGACTATGCGGCAAAGGTTCCAGTCGAAGTAATTCAGCAGCGATACGGACTGACGAAGAACGCGATCAAGTCGATATCCCGGTGGTATGGTACATCGAAGAATGCTCCCGGAATCCCCGAAGACGACGAACCCGAAGTGGTGCGACTCTATGAGGTAGAGGAACTGTCCATGACAGCAATCGCCCGTCGATTCGGACTCAAGTCGAAGCATGGTGTCGAACGTGTCCTGAAGGCACGTAATGTCACCATGCGACAATCGGGGAATCACCCCGAACCACTCGCCCCAGAGTATTACGACTTCTACATCTGGCAAACCAAGCAGGGATATACGGACGGTGTTGCGAGAAGTGCGGCACGTCGCATCAAGCGGTGCCATCTCGCAGGTGCAATCGATCCCGATAAGGAACTCCCCAAATCGCTCCAGGGAGGCATCAACCCCGCTGCGGAACGTGGTAGGAATCTGACGATAATGCGACGATACGCAGAGTTCAAGAAGGCGACAACATGAACGAATATCTTACAACGAGAGAAGTATCGAATCTCACGGGCATCTGTTGGTCGTCAATTAAGATGCGATGTAAGAACGGTAACATTCCTTCTACCTGGGATGGAAATCGATATCTTATTCGACTCGAAGATGCAAAGACTATTACACGACTGAAGTGTGGACGGAAACCGAAAGTGACGATTGCGGAGCAAGTCGTCGCGCAACGAAGTGAAGCATGCCGAGAACATACAAACCCGGTGGAAAGTCGAAGTATGGTAACGTCAAAGTCAAACTCGACGGATATACCTTCGACTCACAGCGAGAACGAGACTATTACCTCGAATACAAACTCGATCCGGAAGTCGTTAACCTCACTGTTCACCCGCGCTATGAACTCACTCCGAAATACATCAATGCCGAAGGAGTCAAGAGACGAGCCCAGCACTACGTTGCTGACTTCCTGGTCACGTACCGGGACGGTAGAGAAGAGGTGGTAGATGTGAAGGGAATGATTACTCCTGTTTTTAAGATTAAACAGGTTCTCTATGAACTGAAATACGGGAAGGCGATTACCATTGTCAAGTGAACCACTTCTTGTCCCATGTCAATTGTGGCATCGACATGCGATGTGGGGTGTCGTAATCTGCGATCACCCCGACCGCACGGAACTGTTACCAGTGTGTGACAAATTGAAATGTCCATTGGGCGGGGTTCCAGAAACAATCGGTTGAGGATGGGGATGGAATTGTCAAATCGAGATTCATGGGAAATTAAGACCGATGCACATACAGTCGTAGGGTTCGACCACGACAACAACGAATGGGACCCGTCCTATCAGTATATGGATTCGACATCCCTAATGGCATCTGGAATGGGTAAGCGATACACATTCGGACACAGCACCAATGCAAGAGTGACGACATTTCACCCAGAGACGGTGTGCCGTGTTGCGAAGAAGTTCCTCGAACTCACCGGAGAACCACTGGGAGTGTATATAGAGGGTTACAAGAACTGGGGGGATATGATCAATGGCCCTCTCGAATATCACTATCGCGTTTCGTTCTTCGATTCGAAGAGTAATGTAATGACAAAAGCGTTGATGGAGGCGATCAAGGATGCGTAGAATCGGAGAGATTTCCTGCGTTTCTCCTGACGATATGAGCGATGAATATACCGTAGACGAGGTTTAGTATGACTAGATATGTTACATTCGCGTGTGAGAACTGTAAAGGCACTCACACATGTACACACACCGAGGAGATACGCGACGACTTTCCCAAAACGGCGGCCCCAATCGCACCAACGACATGTCCATATTTTGAAGACGGGGGCAATGCGACGTGGTTCAAGGTAGATACCCCCGAACCCAAGATCCCACTGGAATACGAAGCGAAAGAGATAGACGCACTACTCGAAGTCATTAAGCAGAAGGATGCGATCATCGACAATTGTCGAAGTTCTTTGGAAGAATATCGACAAAAGTCGTATGAGTATATGTCGGAGATTGGATATCTAAAGAAGACATCGGATCCGGAACTCTATAAGAAATTCAAAGATGCTGAACACAAGGTAGACGGGTTGGAGGCGCAACTGACGTATAAGAAAACCGAAGATGGTTCCAATCGACCGTTGTTTATATTTTCATGGTTCGTCGGGGTCATGATCGGGGTTGCGATGGGCGCATGTCTCTAAACCCCGTATATTTTACAGGAAGTTCGACAAATGACGATATCTGGAGGAACTGTGAGACTTGTTCTCAGATTGCACCCAAAAGACTACGACACATTCCTAAAAGAAGATCGAGACTATATCGAGAGATTGGGATATGAGATCTGGTGTGACCCGTTCAGGGAACCAGGGTGTGCAATAATTATGGATATTGGACCGTATATGGAAACCATTCGACGGAGATTTGCCGAGTATTATGACAATTCACTGTGTGAACGTCGCGCTTCACAGAGGTGAAGACGCATGACAGGACACTTTGAGAATGGGAAGTGGATTGAATATCGATCAGAGTGCAGGTTCGTGCCCCTGTATATGACTGCGAGTGGCCCGAGTGGCATTGTAAAACTTATTGAGGATGTACCTGATACAAACACGGTAGCGATTGTAGATTCTGTGATACACACAGAATCGTCTGAGACGCATACAGCGTCTCTCTAAGACACTCTCTCCCCCTTACCCATACTTCCTATCATCTTTACTATTACACTGCCTTAAATCGCTTCTATATTCGGCTCATATATTTTTAGAATATATTCAATTCAATTATATTCTGGGTATGTTTTATTCTGATTCTTAACCTTTACTTGATACCCTCAAATTTATATGAGGTACTTAGCGGGGTTTTCGGAACGATTCCTAGATGCTTTGGGGACCTGGTGGCGTTGTGAAGCGTGCTCCTTTTACCTATCGTGCTCCGTTGCGTTTATATTCGGTTCAAAGTATGATGTAGTGCGCAGAATATGCAATTCTGCGAAATGTGCTAGGCCGTGCTCCAGATGGTGCATGGTGCATGTGCTCTGCGAGGCTTGACGCCATATAGTATATATTAAATTAATTTATTAATTAATATATTAATGAACACCATATTAATTAGAATACTAATACTTAATTAGAATATATTCGTATTCAATTAGAATAGAATTGAATACTATACCATATTGGATAGAGAGCGGTAGTCATAGAAGCACTCTCAGACGTTCATATCGTCGATCTAAGACATCATCTCATCTAGGTCTAGGGTAACTATCGACTAGGTAGATCACTAGGTGTTATCGTTACTCCGATTTCAAGATTAGTTGTAGCGCATTGTAGTGCGGCAGGTGGTTGGTAGTGGTGCGCGTTATGGACCTGGGGAGAGTGTCACTTCGTTAATTGTCGAAGTGGTTGGATGTATTATTATTCGATAGGTTAAGTATTCTAATATTATACTAAAACGATCATGAAAAGTATATATTCTGAAGCGTTGACAGTGATGATGTCAAGAGGCAAGCACCCTCCAAAGACAATTGATGATACCTAACACTGGGATCAATCAGTGGGTTGTAATGCGGTTGGTGAGGCAAGATATCTCCAATCGGTAAAGTAAGCAAACCTGAAGAACCGGAAGCGCCGTATGCGATCGGGAGGAGTCTCCCGGATATGAGGATACGACATTTGAGCGGGTATGGTGAAGGGTGCCTATGTGAGAACGCGCGTTGTCTTGTTTTGTGGATTAGTGATCACGTCTGGTGATTGCTACAAAAAAACAGAGGTAATGAAAATGGCACGCATTGTGTACAAAATCACGTTTTGCTACTATGGATCATCGGATGTCTGTGATGAGGTTATCAACATCTCACAGAGCGAAGAGGCATACGATCAGATGTGCCGAGATTGGCAGAAGTTTACCAGCAATGTAAGTATTGAGCGCATTGCCACATTGTCTGATGATGTCGCGCTGACAATCGCGAACAAGGTTCTACAATGGCACAAAGAAGACGCGGAAGAAGAACACGACAACCCAAAATATGAAGTTTCACCAATGATCATATAATCATCTATCTCTTTTAGAGAGTAAGGTTCAATCCTGATAGACGATTATCCCCGTATAACGGGGCATGTAAAAACTAATGGTGATTATGAAGTAATCACCGTGGAGTGAAACGAAACGTGTACAAATACGCATTACTCGCGTTATCATGCTTATGCGTGATCGTATCGTATATGATTATCATTGTATCAATGGTGTGAATTATGTCAGTAGATGGAATAACAAAAGGCGACATATGCGCCAATTGCGGGGAATATGTAGCATTCAAAGGAAATGTATGCATCAATGACGATGGGTATATTGATGCCTTCCAATGTGATTCGTGCCGCAAGTTTTCGTATTATTGGAAGGACAATAAACTAATCTCAGAAAAAGAAGAAGAAGTTTTACACAAGTTGGGATTGCTCGATTAACTCTTGGAGATTCTGAAAGAATCGACTGAAGATATGAAATATCTTCTTATTTATCTAGTAAGTCGGTAACACTCTGGTTATCGACCTAGAATAGATTAAGGAGAGTGATTTATCAAACTACAACTAAAACGGAGTCGACATGCCTTATACCTCAGTTGGTTCATATTTCTGTACGAGATTGGATAGACATAAGCCACTATGTTCTATCTATTGAGTGTCCTATAGGATACTCGGAATATCAATACCTCTTTCAGAGCATAAAGGATACCGGGATATCCGATGTCCGTGCATTAGATAGAGGTGAATTATGGATTTAGAACAGTATCTAATCGACGATATCGCAGCGAACAAAGCATATTACTTTGAATCTGCGAATGCTGGAAACATTGAATCAAAAACTATTGTGTCAACACTGGATTACATCCTCCAGGTCATGGCCTCGTATCACGAGACATACGATTGAGGTGATTATCATACTCCATCTATGGCTGAGAATGTGGATTAACTCGAATAATCCGTATGCATTATTCGGATATCTTGAGATGTATCGTATTTTGAGTATCTAAAATTAGGTGAAAACAATGGAATCTCTTGTAATTGACAACAAACCATCAGGTATTATCATTCATAATGGTGGATTATATGAGATCGATCATTATACCGATGAAGGAAAAATGGTTCTAAGACCCGCTAAAACGTTACTCGATTAATTCCTTTTTCAAATCGTAAAGCCTCTAGGGCATTCCTATGGGCGCGAAATTGAACTAAAGGAGATGAAAAACAATGGTAGATGATACCGACGTTAAAAACTATGCATACATTATGTATGCATCAATGGAAGTTGCGACTAGACCCGATGGATCTAACTTCGTCCGACTTAAAGAAGGACGACGAGAACAGGAATATACGGATATCATCCATGCGGTCCACGATGATACCGATCAGGGACTCCCAGATGATTTCACGTATCGCGTTATCCGTGAATCTCTCGCCGAGATATCAGATTCCGATGATATCGATTCTCCGGAACTTGAAGCAGATATCTATACTTCGGACCTGTTGTCCTGGCTAATGGATGATACATCCCGTATCGGTCGCGTTGATGATGCAATGCAAGAGACGGAATGTAAGAATCTTGTATCTGCTCTCCAGTATGCACAATGGCAGGAGAAGGAGGAGATTTATCATTCCCTGGTGTCCCATATCCGGGACATTCTCGAAGAAACTGTAGAGGTTGAAGAGGATGAAATCTAAACAATTTCTCGATAAATGTGCATCCACATATGTATCCAAATGCCCGGACGCATACGCGGCAGGTGTAACTCTCGGGATATGCGAATATACCGAAGATTGGTTGGAAGAATTATGCGGATACGCTGATCTGTGTCCACATGGTCACGATCCATCTACATGCCCGGAATTGATACACGAATGCAGATATCTTATTGCTGAGATTAAATCCAGCGTTAAGCGTATTATCCACCATTAGAGGAGTAACTAACATGAAACGCAACACAGTTAGATATGCAGATCCATCAAAAAACATCTGTCAATATTGCGGGAAGCGAGTGAAAAAATTATACATGTACGAAAAGTATATCGGTCAAAGTGCGTTGTTGTTTTGCAGTTATGCGTGTTATTATAAATATTCAATGTTCGATTCTGGTTGGTAATGGTGATCTAAATGCTTAAATCAGGTTGGAACCTTCCACCAGGTTGTTTTGAATCGGACTTGCCCGGCAATAGACCCGAAGATATCCTATTTGAACATGTATGTGATGAAACCTGCGATTCGTGTAAATGTGTCGAGGTATGCAAACATATCGAGAACGGATCGGAATGCGATTGTCCATGTATTCAGAAAGCGATGGATGCGGCACACGAACCTCCAGACTATGAGGAGTATTAATAATGAATCCAAAAACCCGTATATATGAAACCGATTATGTTAATGCAAAAGACAAAGGGGATCTCCCTTGGTATCATCCTACAAATGGATTATACTTTGAAAAGAAAGGTAAAATGCCTCCAGACGGATGCCGACGAGTCAATCCTATCCGCAATGCAGGACAGAAATATACCCATATCATTGCTACTGAGATGTTCGGTAAAGATGAAGTCCTCTATCTCGATTGGATAATGGATTATGCCGGTAGGTGTCCTAAATGTAGTGGTATCATGCACAAGATCCATGCATGCGTACATGGTATTCACGACAGTGGATATGATGTAGAACAGTGTTACGATTGTGGTTATTATGAGTAAAGGATTCATGACTGCAAGGGAGTTACGATCCCTGGATAATCATATCACGGGACACGGAGGAGTGGATCAGTATTCAGATATAGAACCAGATCCCGCCGATAATATCCCGGTAGAAGTCCATCCATGTATGGAATGTAACTGTGACAAATGTATTGACATATTCTGTAAGTATAACAAATATGATGAGGTGAACACAAATGACGAAACTTAATGCTCGGATTAAAAACAAGGCAATGATTAAGAGAATGCTTGCTGAAGATGGTGTTGTGCTTGACTCATACGAGAGGGTTGGTGCATATACAGTATTTACAACCGACGAACGGCCAGAAGACGGGAAGATTACCCTCTATATCGGTGGATATCCATCAGATTATGAAAAATTGGAGATCCAATCGGTTGAAGATGCTGTTAACTACATCTGGAAAGAGCGCAAGCGATACATTCCGTAGGTGTCAACGATGGAACTAACCGACGATCAAAAACAGGTATTAGAGGAGATTCCTGGATATGTCCGGGTCGATACTCTGAAAAAGTGGATTTTTGATATGCGTGACGAAGAGATTGCAAACGTGGGAGATCCACACATCGACGAACCGACATATAATACCCGGAAGGGAGTTCGGATTGCAATTGAGATATTAGAAGACGACTTCGATCTAGGAGATGATTAAAATGGACGAAATTAAATTCGAAAACCTGACAAAGCATCATATTAACGTATTGCGATCAGATGGTGGTGTCGAATCTATCCCTCCTTCTGGAACAGAGGCACGGGTATTCTCAACACAGGATCAGAAAGGAAATATCAACGGATTCGACGTGTTACAAACCCGCTGGGGAACCGTCGTGGGACTTGACGCACCAAAACCGGGAGTTATCTATATTACATCGTCACTTGTGGCAATGGCGGTGCCTGATAGAACCGACGTTATCACGCCCAACACGCACCCTAGGGCGGTTGTGGGTCGAGACGAAAAGGGGAACCCTGAACTTGTCAGATCGTTTCAGTGTTTTTGGAGGTGTGACTGATGTCACTTGATGAATACGACGACGATATCCTTATAGAACGATTGGAAGAAGACGGGTATCTCGTAATTGTCACATGTGCAGAGTTCAAGGACCGGATACACAAGATCCACGACAACATAGACAAGTTTAAAGCGACGGGTGATGATAGGCGTCTCAAGTGTTATCGAGACATGCTGAAGAACCTATCACAATGGTACGATGACGATTCCGTCGGACTGTTTGAGGAAGTGAAGAGTCGCGGATTCACTGTCACTGATAATCACGGGCGGGTGCAGTAGCATGGGAGGATTCGGTACATTCTTCTCATGGTGTATAGTCCACTGGTTGGATTGCCTTCTGTTAGCATTCGGTTTGAGTTACTTTTATTATCTTGGATGTCTATTCATCGATTGGTTGATCATCGAGGTAATACCCTCACTGATCTAAGGAGATGTAAAGATGCGAACAAAATTCGATATCGGGGACATTCAGTCCCTCTGCGCAACGCGAAAGAAAGACGAAGAAACGGGAATTACCTACGATTATACAATTGTATTAGAAATGTTCCCGGATCGTCCGGTGCCGATTGATGCAGACGAATACATGAGACTGTCCCGATCGTTCTCCCGCCGATATAAAAAAGGGGAACTTATCGAGGCATAGTCTAGAATAGCAAACCGAACAATTAATCCTCTTTTATAACCCATATCTATTACTAGGAGTTTTGACTGTGAAAATTGTTGTAAACCGATGTTATGGCGGTTTCGGATTGTCCGATGCTGCATGTGAATGGTTGATGAAGAACCGAGGATACACACTCGGGAACGGAAAAATTACCGAAGATTGGGAGACGTTTAACATTGTGACATATGATGGTTTTATGAGTACATATGCGATACTAAGCACACCAGACGAGGTTTCGAGTGACGATAACAAATTTAGAACCCACCCAGACGTTATCGCAGTGGTCGAAGCACTCGGCAAAGGTGCAAACGGATCGTGTGCCGGCCTTGAGATCATAGAAATTCCCGACGGCATCAACTGGCACATTGATGAATATGACGGTGTTGAAACTGTCCACGAAGCACACAGGAGTTGGTAACTATTCCACGAAAGGGTAATGTTGTTATTGGTGTCCTCGATGAAGTCGGGGAGACTACGGTAAAGATTGAGAGTGTTGTCTACAAGGTCGCAGAGAGTCCCCAGCGGTTTCTCAAGAAGTATAAACCAGGACAACAGGTCTATCTCTCGCTCAAGGGAGAGACTGTCTCATACATGAAGGATTACAATGACTGGAAGGCGGAATTTCCATCCAAAGCACAGGCACTAGCAATGAACACATTTGCCGAGAAGATCGAGTCCGCAGCGGAGAAACTGTCCACCGCCACCCCGTCTGTTTCTAGTGGGATTCGTTCCACGGGGACAATGGGAGACGATCTCAGGATCATGAACTCTGCTGCTGCATGTGCCACGGGGTTAGTGAAGTCCATGATTGAGAAGGGACTGATCGATACTGACAAGGAGATTAGAACGACAATGAACCAGATGATGGTAGCGATATATACTGACCAGAAACAGATCCTAGGAGGGAATTGAAATGGCGGACGAGTGTGAGAACCCGAGCCGTGGTGACGAATATGAAGACGACGACGAGGATGTCGAATGGACACTGTACAAAGCACGAGCAAGTCTGTTTGGGACACTTGTGGCGGATATGTACTGA